TTATTATCAAAAATCAGGCTGTAGCGCGACGCGACATTTGAGCATTGCGGACTAAAAAAATGAGCACAAAAACTTGTGCTCATTTTACTATATCAAACATCGTTTAAACCGCGTTTAAACTTCTGGCGGCGTAGGCCATGGATTATCAGCCCGAATTTTCAGGTAGGCTGCATCAGCCTGCGCTTCGTATTCCGCCGCTTTGGTCTCATCCCCTTCAACACGGCGAATCATCTTGGCTTCGTTATTGAGGCGCTCAACCATCTGCACATAAAGACTTTCGCGAATATGATTGACCTTCTGAACTTCGGCTTCATATTTGGCTTGGGTGTCAACCTCCCAATCTCCTAACTCTTCGATCCAAGTGACGTATTGGTGTGGGGGTTGGATGAGTGTGTATTCATCCGTAACCAGTGTTCTATCGTCAAACTGTTTAGGTTCTTTGGTTTCTTTACTGTATGCGGTGACTTTCTCAAAGCGTGTTTTAACCTGCCATGTGCAGTCTGTATCATCAGGCCAGTATTGCACTTTGCCGTTTTTATCGAGCATGGTGAAGTATTCGTTCTGTGCCAGTTCAACATCTGGTAATGGCTGTGATGTAGTAAAACCCATCTTAACCGCAATATTTTCGGATTTGATGTATTCGCCAGTGGTTGAACTAATGTGGTGTTTAAGCATAGCTGAATACTCCTTTCGGGATTACGCGCCAATAGCCGAGGAAGAGGCCCATTGTGTCTGTGATGTCGGATGTACGCGCTACGCGCGATGCATTAAAGTCAAACGAAGCATAAACGTTCGAAGTATATATTTCCGACACAAACCTTGACTGAATTGTTGGCCCTGCACCAGATAATACGCCAGTTCCTGATGTGATACCCCACCCATTATCTGTGTACAATTGCCCTATTAGATTCTGAATATGATCTTCTTTAGTTGAACCAGCCGCACCATAACCGCCAGCCACTTTGATGTTCATCATCAGAGCCCAATCATCGGTGGTAAAGGTATCAACACCGTCACCGTCGCCCCAATAGCCAGCGTATTGACGAGGGTCGGCATCAATCGTTGCTTGGGATATATAGAACGCGGACGCAGAAACGATATCAAAGACCGTTGGATAATCAGCTCGGTTAAGTTCTACACGTCCAGCAGGAAGGAAAATATCAGGGTCAGGTGCAGGTCCAACTGCTGACATTGGCATACCACGGAACAGATTGTATTTAATAAAGCTCGATTTACCTGAAGCAGAAAATAGCTGTGCCAGATGCGTCAAATCACCAGGCACATATGTGATATTTGCTGCCGCTAATGCGTTCGCAAACTCATCGATAACATCATTAAACCAGTCTTGACCTGGATAACTTGGTTGGTTGTTATCATTACTTTCACTAAAGTAACCAGGAGTGCCTGCTGTGGCCTTTCGTGCAGGGCGTGCGGTTACCTGTGAACCATTGCGGAGTGGGTGCATTAAATAGCCTCCTCATAAACGTATTCGTAGTATTTACCGCCCATTTTGAACTTTTTGAGCGTGCATTCGAGAATGGCCGCGGTTTGCGATACCAACGGCGTTAAACAATCATCAAGACATGTGGCGTAGGCCTGTGTGATGCCTTTGACGTAAATGCGCAGAAGATGACGATATTTCTCTTCGTAAAGAGGGTAATCGCAGCCACGTAAGCAGTGATGCGGGAACAGTTCCTGCACTTCCACTTCAAAGCCCAAATCAGCGGCCAGCTTTTCAATGTTCCAAGCCTGCAAGCTACCTTTTCGATGGTACTTTTCAATAACCGCCGTTCTGCGCGATTCAAACGTTTGGCCTGCCACGTTACATTCAGGAAGGCCAAGATACGTTTCCCATTCCGGCAGCATCTGAAATGTCGTTTCTGGGCGCATTTCAAGCAGTAAGCCCTCGGCGCTGAGTTCTACCGCTTCCAAGCGCGGCGCGTAACCTGCAACGTATTTATAAAGATTTTTCGATGGCTCACGCGACCAAATGACACCGCGCGGCATCGTTGCCATGATGGAATTAGCCCACTGGTCTACGGAATGGCCCACGACAGCGCTCCTAGTGTATGCAGTTCGTATGCTTCTGCGGTGATATCGTCGGTGAGATCAAGTGCGTAATCGTCAACGCTATCAATCTCACCAATCGCGGTTCGTACTTTACTCACCAGCAACGTTGAGCCCGGTGAAAGTGTCTTCCAATAGGCTTCTAAATTGGTTTGAACGGCTTGGCGGTTCTCATCGGTATCAGGCGTTAACTGAATGGCTAAATCGGTGGATTTGAGCACCAAAGGAATATAAATGGCCTCGATACCAGCTGGGCGACCAACATCCACGCCCGTTGCTGGATCCTGATGACGATAGATGTAATCGGCCATCGTTTGTTGGTCGGTGACGGTCGGCAGAATATCAATGCGGTCATCAAACACAAACGCATAGCCCACCGTCGAACCACCTTGATAAAAGTCCTCACACCATGCGCGAGTCACACCGGAGACTTCACGACACCAAGCCACATAATCATGCGGCGCGCCACCCATAGGCGGATTGCGTTTGCGGAACAAAAGACGCTCTAAAACCTGAGATACAGGCTCAATTTCAGCACCACCAGACAACACGCCAGAAACGCCGTTCGGTTGCACACCAGGCACAGTCGAAGAAAGTGTAAGAACCTCTCCGGCATCCATGTTTGTTGCATCGCCCACATCTTCGGCCTGAACCTGAACCACCACATTGCCACCGGATGGCGCATCCGATGACGTGACTCGATACGAGCGGCCATCCTGATGCGTCATCACAGTGTCAACGGGAATCGGGCTGGTACCAACGAACGTAACAGGGCCAGTTGCACCGCTTGCCAGCTTGCGAATAACGCCTTCCGTTCTCGCAATGTCGATAATGGTCTGGTCTTCGGATTCACTCGTTGGGATGATTTGGCGAACAATCCAACTTTGCATGTCATAGAGATCGCGAATACAGGCACTGACTGATACGTTCAGTGCCTGTTCAATGCCAAATTTCGGTAGCACATCATCCAGTGAGGCTTCGATGTCAATCAAACCACTCTCGATGAGTTCTCGCAGTGTCTGTACTCTATACGGCACGCTGTGCCTCCCATCGTTTTGCGACGGTCAGAGAAAGCTCTGTACCGTCCGGTTTGGTTACAGTAATCGTCAATGCCAGCGTCATCAGGCGCGGAATCGAGCCAACAACCGTCACGCTCTTTGCCATCTTTCCATTGCCGCTATCTACCATCATCCAAGCCAACGCGTTTTCTGCGTATTTGACAGCGCGATTGCGAACGTCATCGGTCAGTTTTTCCCGGTAGAGCAGCCAAAGCTTTGAACCCCACGGTTCATCGTAAAACGTGTCACCCGGCCAACCGCGCTGGTCGTTGGTTCCATCGGGCAATGTGTCTGAATCGTCGGCACGGACATCAGTAAACAGTGAGATCAAAACGAGGGCGGCTACTGATTCGTCAGTAACTTCGCCCTCGATGATCACACCTGTATTCTTTGCCATGTCGAACAGGATGCTGCTCATAACTAACTCACCGTTGGTGTTCCTGTCAGCCTGTTCTCTGCATCTCGATGTTTATGGCCCAGATAACTGATGTTCCCTGCGGTTAGGTCTGCACCAGCAATGGTGCCCTGAGAAGTAATACCGCCAGTTGCAAAAATACCAAGGTCTGTCGAAATGCCACCTGTCACATGCAGAGGGCCTTGAATTAATGTTTCTGGGGAAATAATAGTGAAGCGGGTCGTGGCTTCTAGAATCGCTTCGGCAACTGAGATAATCAGCTTTCGGTCTTTGGTGAGGCGGATGAAATGTCCATCAGCATGATAGATGAAAACATCATCCTGTTCACCTTTCGGGCGTAATTCTTTTTTCTCGACGGCCACCGCCACACGTTGGTCAAGACTGCCTTTCATTGCCAGTACGACAGCTTCACTTCCTTTGGGTGGATAGGAGCTAAAACCGTAATCCTGGAACCGTTCGATATTGTCTGATGATTCATCGTTCTCGATGCGGATTTGTAGATTCTGGCGTTGCAGGTCTTCAATCACTCCGGTCACGATCGCACGGCCAACCATTGAATAAATCTTACGGCGAAGTGGCATCAACGCTTTATCGACATAACGTTTCAATGCTTCCATCACCATGAACCTCCAGAAATTGTGGTGCTCTTTTCAATCTGAGGCGGAATATCCAAGGCATCAGGGCGAACCACGCCGACCACTGCCAGCCTGCCGCCATCGTCTTCACTGAACATGATGGTGTTGATCAGCATGTCTTCGTTCAGGCCGAGAATTTCATCCTGGACGGGAACAATTGTATTAATCGACCAAACCTTTCCGGTTTGAGGAATGCGCCATCCTGTCACCGTGTACTCAGCAGAATTCGAGCGTCCGATACTTCTTTGGCGTTCCCATTGGCCACGTTTTGATGCACCTTCAGCGGTGGTGATTTCCTCATTCACAATGATGATCGGACGATAGCGATTAATCTCCGAATCGGTGACTTCTGATTTTATGCCGCCCACCGCGCCGCCTTGCTCACCCCAATCGCCAAATCCAGCGCCACTGGCCTTCACAATGAACTTACTGAACCGATTACGCCAACTAAAACGCCCACGCGCGGCTTTGATATTCTCCCCAAGAATCAACGACACGCCAGCTTTGTCTTTGCTTGCGCGGGTGATAACCAGGTTACCGAGCGCATCGTTTGTCAGCAGCACGCCGCGCTGACGGGCAAGGCGGGTTAACAGTTCATGCGGCGTTTCACCTTGTTCAATCTGGATGCGTTGGAATGGCGCACCAACGTCCGCTTTGACGATCACTCCGATGCCGAACGGCTTACATACCGTGTTGGCAATCTGCGTCAGCGTCTGGTTCACGAACTGACCAGACGGATAAATGATCGAGCAATCAATCAGGTCAGACGTTTTATCACGGCCAGAGACCGAAATAATCACTTGCTTGTCGTCATAACTTGGCACCCAATCATCCACGTATCCGGTGATCACAGGGTCATTGCCAATCTTAACCACACAGGGTTCGCCCTGCTTGATTGGCTCCATGAACGCGCGGTACTTATCCGACGAGCCTTGAAACTTGTAGGTCAACTCAAGGTCGAACGAACCCGCCATCGCTTCAAGCGATCGCGTCACGCTGACCTTCGTCCACCCCGCATAAACAAGCCCGCCAGCGCTCAATGAGATGTTATCCGCCATTGATCACCTCGATGTTATTATCCGGTGTGATGAATGCCGGATTCGATAATCCATTGCGGCGAACGATGCTGTTGCGGCGCTCTGTATCGCCCGTTTCCTGCCACGCGATCAGCGCAACCGGCACGGTTGTTTTCGGGGTGACGACACTCAGCTGTGGCAGTAGCTCTGCGCGAGCCTTGGTGTCTTCCAATACGGCTTTGCGCAGCGTTCGAAACTGACGCCATAGTGAAGAGTCACCACGCTCGACGGAATCAGCAGCCAGCTCTGCCAGTTCTGCCGCGAGTTGGTACCCGATGCTTTTGAGCTGTTGACCAGTCAGAACCGCATTACGCTCGGAGCCGGATAAGCTTTCAATCGCGATCGCTTCATCCTGCAAGCTGTAGGACAGCTCGGCATCACCCAGCACTGATGCTTTGGAAATGGCCGATGAGTTCATGATCAGCTCTTTGTAAGCCTGCGCATTTGCCAGAATCGCTTCCTGCTTGGCCGGGTTACTCACGGTAGGTACCGAACTCGCTTTGCCATCCTGACTGATGATGTTGCGGCTCAGGCCACCTGTGACGGCCAGCTCTGCACGCATGCCATCCCAACGTTGCTGAACGTTGTTGTAAACATCCAGTGCGCGAATCGGGTCTTTCACAACGCCTTTGATGTCTTCCAATATGCCCATCATTTCTCTGGCAAGATCACCAGGATACGCGAGCAGCTTGCCGACGGAATCCTTGGCGCGCATCAGGCGGTTTGTCCATTCGCGCAGGTCATCCGGCAACGATGGCAGGCTGCGGGTGAACTCATCCAAATCATCCAGATACTGATCCACCATGTCGCCAACGCCTTCAGTGGCCGTTTCATCGTAGGCTTTAACGAACGCATCGTTCGCGGCTTCCTGAGCGGCCGTCGCTTCGTCCTGAACCTGATTGGCGGTGTCGCGCTTGGTGTTCGGAAACAGGTTTTCACCCACTTCATACACTTCGAAATTGATGGTTGCCGTTCCGTCGGTACGATTGACCAGGCGATGGTTAACATTGCCGACCTGAACCTTGCGGATACCAAACCAAGGGTGAACCATTTCGCCCGGCCCTGGCTTGTTCAGCGCATCGAGCAGGGCAGAAAGTTTATCGAGGTAATCATCACCAACCACACGGCCACTGATGCGCTCATTGGTCAGCACCTTGCCGTTGTCTTCGGTGTAACCTGATTCGCGTTTTGGATACGCATGAGGAATGGCACGACGGCCAGAGTTTCCATCCGCTTCTTCAAGGAGAAATTCAACCCCTCGGAACGACGCGGTTAAACGATCTTCAAATGCCATTTAAAGCCTCTTTAATTCACACCAGTATCAGGGTCGATGGTGAAACCGGGTGGCAGGTATTTTGGTGTCACTTTGATTCGGTCATCTGAAACATTGATATCGAGTTTCACATTGCCACCAATCGGTGTTTGGCCTGCTGTTCCCCAAACAGAGTCTCTTTTGTAGGCTTGGGAAAAACGATCCATTGCGTCTTTGACTTGTTGAGTTTGCAATGGCTGTTTTTTAGCACCTTGCGAATAATCAACTGGGGTGAACATCGGATTAGTTGGGTCATATTCATTAGCCGACGCAAGAGCAGTTAATGCCCCTACTGGGCCAGCTACCCTTGCCGCTCGTAGTGCATAAGGGGCAGCCAAATCCACAACCGAGTTAGCTGTAATCGCAAATTTTGTCCACCATTTACCTTTTGGCGTTTTCTTTGGATTTTTAGGGTCAATAGGTACGTCTCCGCCGCCGAAACCACCACCTGGCATATTCACCACATAAACAGGCATTGCACCTAGTGAGGCGAAAGCATCTGAAACACCTTTACCTCCTTTCACGGCTTTTCCGAAGTTTAATGCTTTCCCAACACCTTGTAGCAAAGGAGCGCTAATCCGCAGCGCTTTATTCACCATGTAGATCGAGAGTAGGATAGTCGCTAATTTATCGTATCCACCAACGGCATCAGCAATTCCTGAAGTCACACTTCCCAGCGTTTTCAATATAGGAAGTAAATCTTCTCCAACTTCTTTTACCCCTCGGGCGGCATCAGCTGCTGCTTCAAAAGCATCGACCAAGTTTTTCCCAACTTTCTCAACGAACTCATCGTACTCGCCAGTTTTTTTCATCTCGTCTAACTGAGAAAGGAAGCCTCCTAGCTCCTTCTTCAACACATCAAAAGCACCACTCTGCATGACATCTTTTTTGAAGATCGTCCAATGGTCTCCCATGTTGGAAATCATGCCACTCCATGTTTCCATCTGTTTCTTAGCGGCACCTTCTGATGCTGACCCCATTTCTTTGATTAAAGCTTTAATAGCTTCTCTGGTGAGCTTCCCCTCACTAGCCATTTTCTGAAGCTGTTCTGAGGTATAGCCAAAACCATTATTCATCTTCAAATCTTTACTTGCTTTTACAAGGTAATCCCATACTGGAACACCTCGCTCAAGCAACTGTAACGCTTCCTCTCCCTGTAGCTTTCCTTTTGTCCAAGCTTGTCCAAGAGCGAGAGAAATGCCATCAATCGTTTCAGCTGTTCCGCCCATCATCGCAGCCTGATCAGCAATAGACTGCATCGTGCCATCCATTGGATCTAGGCCAAATGCTTTTAAGCGAACGAATGCACTCGTTACTTCATTCACCCCATAAGGCGTGTCTTGGGTAAATTGCTGAATCCATGCCATTGCTTTAGCGCCAGCTTCTTCTGAACCTTGGAGCTTATTCAGCATGATTTGATAACGTTCAAACTCAGCAGCTGTTTTAATGAAAGTTCTTTCAAACGCAATGGATGCAGCACCAGCGCCGAGCAATAGTCGATTACCATAGGTATCGATACCCTTGCTAGCGGCTGCGGCTGAAGTGGTAATCAAAGCAAAAGATTTTTGGCTTTTATTGGCAAGCGTTCCGAGTTGATTACTATATTGACGGGCCTTTTGTGACAAGTTGCCCGCCAAGTTGATAATAATGTCGGTCGTTAGCTTATTGGACATGAGCTGGTTCCTTTAGGTCTAAGGCCAGTTTGAGTAGTTTTCTGAGTGGCATAGCTTGCAGCTCGCTGATAGGAAAGCGACTTCCAAGATGGAAGAGCGCTTTCCTAGATGGTTCAACAAGCTGCTCAAGGCTCTCCCCGTTCGGAAATATCCTCTAATAACTCTTCTGGCAGCATTGATTTATCCAGTTCATTTGCTTGCTGCTGAATCAAGTTAAAATCATCAGGGTGAAGCTTCAGCAACTCTTTTAACTGGAATGGGCCTTGGATACTGCCTATAAATTCGATTTGTCGAAGCAGTAAGTTCATTCCCATTTCCACATTGCTGGTGTATGCGTAAGGTCTTCGGTCGATGAGAGTCACATGCTCTGAGGCTAACTGAGCTTCGTATATATCTTTCGCTGACAACTCCCGCAAGCCAACTTCATGGTGGGTGCTTTCACCCACCTTGTAGCCATGTTGAAGACTGAATGTGAGGATCGCCATTTAGACTTTCTCCACCGGATTGCCTTCGAACGTTCCGGTAATTTCACCGGAATCACTCAGGGTGAAAACGTCTTGCGGTGATGCGCCTGTCATCATGTAGTCAACACCGTTGTCACCTTCCCAGGTGAGCGTGGCATTTTCGATAGCATTGATTTCAAGCACATCGACATCTTCATCCGCGGCAATAATCACGCTGATGGTCGCCGCCACTGTCTCTTTAGACTTGCCCCAGATTTTACCCTTCGGCCCCATGTGCGAGGTGCGGCGGTAACCGCCAGGGTTAAGCGTTGCGCCTTTTTTGGTTTTAAGCTGCGTACCATTTGAACGAATGGTCACTTCGCCAAGGATTTGTCCCATGAGTTTTTACTCCCTTACAGCTTGAACTGGTTGAGGTTTGCTAACACGCGAAGCTGGTTAACAAGGTTCGGATTGAACAGGCAGTTGAGGCGGTTCATATCACTGGTATCGCGATAGACGTTCAGCGTTTCTTTGAAACCGCTCAGATCTTCCATCAAACCTTTTGGTACCCAGTCAGTGGTTGCCAGTTCGATGATGGCAAGGCGCATCAGCTTAGGCGTCACGACAGGCTGACCAGGTTCGAGGCTATCCAGCACATCATCACCCGCCAGCTTGTGGCGCGGATAGCGGTTGGTCACCATGTTGCGCATTGAGTAACGCATATAACCCAAGGTCGCAGGGGTTGTGATGTCCATATAGCTTGGGTCTGGATCGCCGTAAGCGTTCACGCGATACATCGACACTTCACGCTCGATCGCGACTTCATCACCCGCCGTTACCATAAAGGTTGCAATACCATCGCCAAGCAGGTTGTTGCGCTCTGGGAACTGCGGCCAGCGGTCTTCTTTGGCTGGCGGAAGGATGCCTTTCAGAACCAGTGTCTGGAGCGGACGAGCCGGATCAATCGCCAGATAGTACGAACCCACCGCCGCGTAAGCTGCTGCCCATTCAAACGGCGCTTGAGGCGCTTTGTTTGTACCAAGGCAAGTGAACAGGAAGTCGTTGCGCGCTTCACCAAAAGTACCTGTTTCCGCGTAGGTACCACGAAACGCGGTGTACGCAATGCCTTCCATCATCACCAGCGGCCCCCAACGGGTGACCAGTTCATCACGCAGGGTGTTCATGCTGGCCGTGTCGTTAAACGGCATCACGATGTGGTTGTACCATTCGTCTGGAATGGCGTTCACCACATCATCCATCACAGGAGTACCCTCACCACCAGCCATTTCAACGATCGTCAGGCCAACACCGGTTGGCAGAAACTCGCCATCGTAATAGTTGTAACGCACATCGATGTCGTTGCCTGTCTTGCCTGTCCATTTACAGGTCAGCTCAACCACATCCGTAGTGGCCGCTTTTAGCGCAGCCGTAATCGGTAAGTTTTCATTCGCATTAATGGCGGCAATCGTTGCTGTAGCGATGGCGTCTGCATCATCATTCTCAACAACAGTCACCTGAACAGACTCACCATTGATGAGCAGGTAGATCACGCCTGCTTTCGCGTTTACAGCAGCAAATGAAAGCTCACCTTGAGCCGCTGAGCCGCCAGTGATTGAAGTGCCCAAAGCGTATACGTCGGTGTAACTGTTGGCTTCACGAAAGCGTTTGAGCATCAGCGCCATCATGGAGCCTTTGCCGTAAAATTCGTCCATCTGACTTTCGCTGGCACCGATACGGTTGAGCGTCAGTTCAGTGGCGGTACCCGTTGCCAGTTGCTGACCAATCACCAACACTTTGTGTATTTGCGCAGGGGTTCCCGACAGCGCTTGGCTGTTGTCGAACTCCATGTAGAACAGCGGGGTTTTGATGTCGTTTGGAATACTACCCAAGGCCATGGTTATTCTCCTTTCACTTCAGCGGCGCTTTGCTGCGCAGCTTTCTTCGCTTCTGCTTGCGCCTTTTTCTTGGCATCAGAAATGGCTTTTCGCCAAGCGGTTGCTTCATCTTCGGTGAGTTCTTTCACGTCACCATCTTTGATTCGACGCGCCCAGAAAGCACTGCGTTTCACTTCTTCGCCGCCAGCCGCGAGGTGCGTGCCATCTTCTTTACGCACTTTCACTTCTGGTTTGGCAGGCTGAATGACCATCAACATGTTGTTATTCCCCTTGAGGTAGAGTTACTTCGCCTTCGAGAACCGGCGCGCCATCGGCCAGCTCGCCACGTAGGCCAAATTTAATAAAATCGTCCAGGTCGGCTGGGTCGATTGGGACGTTGAGTTGCCACTTCTGGTTCCAACTGACAGCCCAAATAGCCACACCCAAATCATCAATGTTCTTGCTGTAGAGGTTGTCTGCCCGAATCGCTTCTGGCTTGGAATAACAACCTGGCGTGGCGTCTTTATTCATGAGCGCAGCGGCCAGCTTTCCGGCAATAACTTCGGCTCGGGTGTCTTTCTCGTAGGAAAAGACATCTCCAGTGAATACATAAGCGGCCATGTTGACCGAACCGATGATCGCACCGCCGACCTTTTCGTAGCCCACCACGTTCAACGCTGCGATGCGAACGCCACCGTCGCGGCGCGACATCCAATGCTTCACTTCTTGTTCGGTATTGAAGCGGCCAATGTGACGCTCCACTTTGTAAACTTTGTCGATCTCGTTGCTGCCACCTTCGAGAATAGGGGCAAGGTACTCAACGACTTTGTTGCAGGCGTGAACGGTAGATCCGACAACACTGAAATCTGGTCTGGTCATTTCGTTAGCTCCTGCCAGAAGTCGCCAATCACGGCGTAAACTTCGGTTTGGTTATCGCGGCTCAGGCCAAGGAATTCACGCTGAGGAATATTCATTAGTCGGCTATGCGCATTCACGTTCTGATAAACCGGAAACCGCAGCGCTTTACCAAAGGCCTGAGTGATAAGGCGCACATGCGAATCCACTTGAACCGCACCTGAAAAACCTTCCTGATGCACGCGTGCATAGGCCAGTGGTGAACCAATCCGAACTTGGTTTTTCTGGACGATGTACTGGATGGAGCCCAACAGATCACCTTCGCCTTGTAGCAGAGAATGATTTCCGTGGCGAGACTTCGCATAGTCATCGCTCCAATCAGGCCAAGGATTACCGTCTGGGGCTGTCTTTTCATCCATGATTCTCCGGCGAGTCTGGCTTTCCACCACTGCGCCCAGCGTATTCAGTAGCTCGGCTTTATGCTTCGGATCGCCAAGGTTCTCGATCAAACGCTGGTAGCGTTCGAGTTCCGCACCTCCGCGAACTTCCGCCGAGATACCCATTACAAGATCCCGCCCAGGCTTTTACGGGTAAACAAGCGCTCGTTGTCCTGGACAAGTTCTACTTTGCCGACGCTGCTTTCTTCCTGCGCATCGAGCGTTGGCAATCCAAGGTCACGCTTGCCGTTGCCGATTTCACGCAGCGTATCGAGCTGCATTTTGTAGCGTTCTTCCAGCAAGTTGGTTGCTTGCTGGTCTCTGTCGGCCAGCCAATAAAATGCGATGGTGATGGCAATCTTATTCAGCATGCCTGGCACCGTTGCCAACGGCAGGATGTAACGTCTGCCCAGGAACGAATTGATTTCGTCGTCAGCTTGTTCCAGTGCCTGATTAATCCAAATATCGTTCAGCGTGTCGGTTTCGCGGTCTAATGCGAAGTTCCAGAGCATGCCTTCATCACGGTCAATCAGGTCTTGTTTGCTTGCGTAGATTGCCATCGTTCTTTACCTGCTACTTATGGCCGTTATTGCGCCATGTTTTCTAAATCGAGGACTTCGGACAGCTCGACATCTTCAACCACCAAGTTCGGTTCTTGGTGCACGCGGCGAGCTTTTTCTTTAGACATAAAGAGAACAAGCTCATGTTCGATACCTTCCTGAGCCACGATTTCAGGTTGGTCTTTCGGCTCTTCGTCAACCACAAGCACAATGGTTTCTTTGGTGCGCAGAAATTGAACACCTGAGCGCCAAAAACCTTGATCTGATTTAGCGCGTACTTTAAAGGCACCAAGAATACCGAGAACAGAATCATTGCCCCCAGTAGCACCATCAGCAGCTTTCGTTGGATCCAGTTGGCCATTGCCAGTTCCTTCTTTGGTTTGTTGAGATTCATCACCCAGCTGTTCAACTTCAGAACCCGCCATCGACGCATCTTGCTCCGGCTTATCCGTCTCCGCCTGTACAGGTTTCTCTGACTTCGGTTCTGTTGTTTGCTCTACTGAGTCCGATTGGGTTTCCTGCGCAGCGGTGGTGGTATCTTTTTCCACTGCTTGTTCAGCAGTTCCAGTTGGCTTCTGTTTGCGCGTTGAAGTTTTGTTTGCAGTTCCACTCACGGTGAACTCCTTTTAAAGAGGGTTTAAATCAGGGTTTAACGCCCCATAAGCTGAAGATGACGCCAGCCGAAGCAGGCAAGCCATTGGCCGCAGCGAATGAGATAATCGAAACCAGCTTCGCGGCATCGGATGTGTAATGACGCCAGCGGAACTTTTGCCCTGCCATAATTTCAACGGCAATGGTGTAATCGATGGTGCGTTTTTCATTGGTGGTTTGAGTGTTCAGGGTGATGGGCCTTAACGAACCTTCGTATGGAACCCAGCCAGCTTGCGCATCAAACACTTCGATGAAAATTCCCCAGTCAATCACGCTGGTTCCGGTCTGCTCACGTAAACAGCTCACGCTGATGCTCGCCATGCCAGAGAACTTCTTATTGGCCGTGATTTCGCCAGTGACTAAATCAACACTGATTGCCGGATGTGACAGTGGTACCTGGTTGAAGAGAATGGTTTCCGCCACATAGTCCGATGCCAAAGTTTGCTTTGCGTCGTTAGCGTCTTGGGTGACGTAACTGGCTCGGACAACAACTTTGGGCACCACGAACGGGCAGCATTCACCAAACATGATCAGTACTCCGTCACTATCACTTCACCGCCATTCGACAGTGTTCTTCCCCAGAGCTTGATGCCGATTGAATCATCAAGTTGAAAGCCCTTGTCTGACTGCATGCTCAGCTGATGCCCTTTGGTCTGTGTTGCTTCTGGCTTTAATGCCGAAGCCCAATACAGCAAAGTGCTACCTGTTTGGTTTTCGAAACAACCGCTGGGTGCAGCGCTCAGTTCCGTCCAATCATTACCAACCACGGGAACAATCTTACTTGCCATCTTTCACTCCGTTTGAACGTGGCGGTGAGTGAACACCGCCAGCCCGTCATCGCTCTATGGCTGATGAGCTTTTACTTTTTAAGGTGTAGCAATCTGTTCAGAAACAACGATCTCAACGTCGTTGTAGTAGACGTTTGAATCGCCACCTTCAATCAGCATGCGCGCGATCAGTTTCTTCGCCGCAGCTTCGTTGTCAGGGCCAACGACCAACTTCGTTGGGCGAACACCAATACGGGTACCATCGACTTTCATCATCTTGCGAAGCATCTTCTTCGCCTGCTCGTAGTTGGCTTCGTTCAATGCTGCCTTTGAACCGATCGCCAGTTGAGGGAAGGAGAATCCCACGTTGCAACGGCCATCCACACCTGCGGCGTACTTGTTGTTGAACCAGGTGTACTCTTCATTCGGGTTCATGTTTTTGAACACGAACGGACGGCGGTTTTGGAACACGATTGGTTTCAGCACTTTGGTGTCATCGATCAGGAACCAAGGTTCGCCGGCATCCGTTAGCGGATCGCCAACCACGTTGGAGAAGGTTGTCGCCGGAGTGGTTTCCAATGGATGGTCGGTGTCGAAGTAGTTCTGGCCGTCGTAGCACAGTGTTGAGAAGCCAGCCGCCAATAGTGGATAAGACAATGTGTCTGGGAAATAAGCGACCTGATCGCCATAGTTCTGCGCGATAACGCTGTAGTGACCGATTTGGTCATCATCAACTTCGTCACGGGAAATCTCAATTGAGCTTTCGAACGTTTTGTTTTCGATCGAGTAGCCGTGCTTACCAAGGCTAGCCAGCTGACGATCGCCAACCCATTCTTTGATACCAGGTAGATCTTTCAACCAACCGTAGTAATTGGCAGCGCCAGAACTAGGAACTTCGGTTGCGATTTTAGACCATTGTGGTTCAGCGGCATTTAGGCCTTTGGTATAAGCCGCAGACATCGTTGCCTGTAGCGCTTCAATTACTTGAGCTTCAGTCGCCATTATTTAGTTCCTACGTTCATGGTGGATTTTGCTGCGAGGAATTCTTCTTCCGTCACACCCATTTTGCGGCACATCGCCAGCTCGTGTTCTTCGAGCTTCGGCTTGTCTTCCTGCTTAGGCGTTTTCACCTGAGCATTGGTCGCGATTTGCGGCGCGCCTTTGACAAAGTTTTTGAACTGCTCGACGCCTTCTTCCGTGCGACAAAGGCCGACATACATCGCTTTGTCCGCCGGAGCGACTTTGCCTTCATCGATTGCGGTTTGAACCAGGGCGTCGATTTCTTTCTCATGGATCTCAGCCAGTTTGGATTCGGCAGTTTCCGCACGGTTGATTGCAATATCGAATGTGCCTTTCGGTACAAACTTGTTCAGGTCTGGCGAAGCGGCACGGTTGAGCGCAACCTCTTTCTCTGATTTCAGAGTGTTGATTGCTGTAACCGCGTCCTGTTCTGTTGCAGCTTCGGTTAAGCCGAGCGCAGCGAGAATAAGCTGTGGAAGCTTCATTTCGTTTTCCTCTTGTCGGTTGAGGGCCGGGACATAAAAGTTCGGTTTATTGGTGAGGCCTGCGCTGCTCATCGCGGTGATGACGCCTTCCTCGTTGTAGGTGAACGCTGGTGAGTAATAGCTGTAAAGCTTGTCGGTGATTTTGTAACGGCCGATATAAGTCCATTCGACCTGCGCCCAAATTTCACCGTTGCGATTTTCCAACGCCAGAATCCAGCCTGCGGCATCAGCATCTTTACCTTCCGGGCCGCGAATCTCTGTTGAATGCTCGATGTCAAAAGGAAGCTTTGCATCGAACGCCGCAACAACGGCATCCGGGTTTGAGTTCTTCCAGGAGCGGCCATCACGGCCAATGACATCACCAGCAGGGATCATCGGTAGCCAAACCGAATTTGCGCCTTGTTCTTCACCAAGCGCATCAACGGTGGTATTGGAAAGGTTAAAGCACGTCGCTAAATAGGATTTGCTCATTACTGGCTCCGCGAGTTAAACGTTACATAACAACCTCCTTGTGGAACGGTTGAAATGAATTCAGATTGCGGAGTTAAGAATGGGGGATGCACCGAACGGATTGAGAATCGCGTTGGAAACTGAAATCAGGTGTAAGGGAATTAGAATTTGGGAAGGGTTAGAGCGCTTTCATGATTACCGCAAAAAAGCAGGTTGGCAAGCGAAACGCTAAAACCAACCTGAAATAGGATGTCAGACCATTTTTAAAACCCGTTTAAATCGCGTCAGATTGATTTAAACTTTTTTCAGAGTAACTTTGTAGCCACGAATAACTTAAGAGCCTCCAGAGAGCGTTTGACGCATTCGCTGCTCTTTTTGTAACAGGTCTTCATTCAGCGCCTGTTCACGTCGTTTCCCCGGATTGTAATTCCAACCGGGTTCAATCCCTTTTGGCAGCACTTCCACTTCGCCCGTGCGTTTGTTTACCCACTGCTTGGTTCCGCCATCCGGAGCAGAGGTCGTCACCTTGCCGCCAGAAATGAGCTTGTCGGCTTCGACTCTCGATATCTGGCGAACCCAACACTTGCAACCCCAACCATTCGGCGGCATATGGTCATCCCACCAGGCATCGTTCACTGGCAGTAAGGTGTCCTTCCAACTCGCGTGGTCGATGCGGTGTTCCATCGATGGCCCTAACTGGTAGAGCAGATAAGGCAGCGCGCGCTTGGTTCTGTCTATCCGTTCCCACTGACCAGCAGCGCGAGCGGTGCGCATGTTGGTGCGGTAAATGGTTTTTAAACGGCCTTCACTGCCGAGTTGAACGGGCTTGGTTTCACCTGTCAGCGGGTCGTCCATTGTCTGTACTCCCCACCAACCGGACTTCACTAACAAAGGTTTGAGCACATCACGGAACTGTTCGAACGTCTGGCCTTCTTCAATGGCCTGTTCAACGATCTGCTTTACGTCAACCAGCAAATCGGCGTTAAGCATCTTAGCGATGGTGAACGCGTTGCTGTGTTCTTCTTTCCAGACATCACGATAATCAAAGCCGGGCGTAATGCCTTTACGCTTGAACCAGTCCAGTGATTCTTTAGGTACGATGGATTCAGGCATCGCGCGCATCTCCTAAGCCGCGAGACTGAAACATATACATTGCCATTTGCTGCACGAACTGTTCCGCGCCCAGCTCTTCCTGCAACGCTGGCAAACCTGCAAGAAACTCTTCATAGCTGCTCGATGCGTTGGCAAGGTTCAGGATCGGATTCATGAACTCATCCGCGACTTCCACCCAATCGCCCATGGCTTCATCGGTCATCTGTTCGATTTCTTTATCCGCGCTATTGGTCACACGGTTGATCGCCACAGGTAAGCGCGCACGGTTCATGCCGATATCGATGGCCTGCATCGATGCCTGGCTGATTGGGATAAGCAGATCTTCTTCACCATCCGGTTCGACAATGCCGAACTTGTCACGCATGGCCGAGGCTGGAACTTTCATGCCGCGATCGATGAGCGGAGTAATACTATCGACCAGCATCTTCAAGTCTTCCGGCTCATCAACTTTGATGCGTACTTTCGGGTAATGCTCTTGCACACCCCAGTTGAGGATGATGAACGGTTTGACCAGGTACTCGTTGATGCTTGATGCCAACTGGCGAGCATCCCACTTCGCGATGTCCAGGCGAACCTCATTGTGCACCGTAGCCTGAGCGCGAGAGCTGCCGTCGTCCGCCGTCATCGTCTGCCCCAGTACCGCTTTGGAAATTTGCTCATCACACCAGCGGGCCATCTTCTCGAACAGGATGTCGCCGCCTTTTCCGGTGGCCGATTCGATCAGCTCCAGCTTCATGGATTCTGGGATGACTGCGCCTGCGTCACTGGCAATACGGCTGACGGCATTGACCAGCGTTTGAATGTCATCCGGGCTGGCGTTCGCACCGTACTTACCAACACGAACCGGAATGCCGAACACTTCCGCAAAGGCCCACCAATCGCGCACGGTGTAAGACTTAAGCATGTACATCACACAAACCAACCGCGCTAAGCCGTTGCGCCATACGCTGCCAGACTTCGAACGTGGGGTGTGAACAATGAACTTATAGGGTTCCAGGGGTGCGCCTTGTGGCGCGCTTTCACTGATAAGCAGAATCTCTTCCAGCGTGTCCTGGTCTTGACGCAGGTAACGAGGGTCTACCCATTTGTAGTCGGAAGGCTTCCATGGTGTCGCACGGGTATTCCATAGAATCTGAGCTAAGGATAACCCTTTACCCAAACCATCAAGCAGGTCGAAGAACAGCTCTGGAATCATGTCATCTTCCATCACCTCACGGACACGCTCGGCCATGAGGATATCTTGTTCGTCATCACTGTAGGCTTCGACGGTTGGCTCAATCGCTGCCACGGCCAGCTTACGTGTGCGCAGCTGCGCCGCGTAATGCAGGTCGCGCTCTTCCATTTCTTCGGCCAGCGTCATGTAGGCTTCTGGATCATTGCCATCAATCACACTGCGCAGAATGCCAGCCAAACGCTGAGGCGTGAGTGTGGGCGCCACACTCGGCGGACGAGGGTTTCGCACGCCCGTAGTGTAGGCCTTGGCGATGTCTTCCGCTAAAACGGTTTTCTCCGCTTTAATTGGTTTGCCTTGAGCATCGAGAATCTGTGTCATAGTCGGATCCCTTTGCCGCGAATGTCGTGCTGCGGCATATCATCGAATTGGTTATTTTCCTGCGCGGTACCAAAGAAGCGACGCTGCGATTCATTCGCATCAGCTTTGATGGTGTGCAGTTCGTAGCGGGTGATGTCTTCTTTGGATGCGAGGAACGCAAGGAAGATTGCCACCGCGCTGTCACCGTGGCGCTTGTTGCCATCGCTGCCTGTTGTCCGGCTGTCATCGATGCCGGGCACACCGCGATAGATTTGGATCTGCCCAAGGTCGGTAATCACATCCTCATGCTTGGGCAGCTTGATTTCGTCATCTTCGAAAGCGGCTTTGAACTTCGGCATGTTCTCGCGGTAGTGCGCAACCGAGAGCATCACCTCTTCAACTTCCGCGCCATAACGGTATCGGGCCTGCTCGGCAAGGTATTGGCCGTTACCACGCGCATCGAGCTTGATGCCATCACGGCGAGGCAGGCGATCGCAGATGTAGTAAAGCGCTTGCTCTTGCTGCTTGAATGGCACGTTCGCCAGCTCGACCAGGAATGGTACCGTTCGCTTGGTGTCTGTCTCGACGGTAATCGGCGCGAACACCGTTAAGTCACCGTTACGGGCAAAGTCTTCACCGAGTGCATGGCGAAGTTTGGTAGGCAACGCCTCAAGCAGTGGGCCGACGTTCTCAACCAGCCACTCTTCCATTTCGCGCATGCGTTCGCCTTCGCCTGCATTGTTGAATGCGGTGCTGCCCGTAAAGCTGATGACGGGGGCATCAGCCAAAGAGGCCGCACGTTCACGCAGGCTGCGGCTGATGTAGGCACCGCCGCCGTTCTTAGGCACACAGTAGTATTCTTCCAGCGCATCTTCTTCGGTGGCCGTATCGCGAAGCAGGTCAGCTTTCCATTGGTCTTCTTTTGCCTGCGACCATTCCAGACCTTTCACCTGACAGATACGTTTGTACAGGCCATCCTGGCAGGCGATATCGAGCGTGATGGTGTGGATCGAGTAACGCTTTTTCCCTGCGCGGCTATCCTGAATCAACTGGTTGAACAGGTTATCAACGCCGTTGTGGGTGGAGATCAAGCGAACCTTTGCGCCCCACATGGTGAGAGCCAGTGCCGCTTTAAGCACTTCGGCCAAGCGTTCATGGAACGCCGCTTCATCGATGGTGACGTTACCCTGCATACCACGCAGGTTGGACGGGTTACTGGACAGCGCCTGAACTTTGAAACCAGAGGCAAAGTAAACCACGAAGGTCAGGATTTCTTTGTCACCGTCGTCATCGAGAAACACTTCTTCCTGGACATCACCCGCCGCATAGTTAAACGCCTTCGCCCACATGGCGACAGCGTCGATAAACTCGCGCGCCATCTCTTTGTTGGAGCCAACATAAAAATGGTTGGTACCGCCAGAGGCTTTGGCCGTCGAGGCCGTTAGTGCAGCATCCGCTGCTTCTGCCCAGGTGATACCAGTCCGGCGACTTTTCTCGCCAATCTTGAGTGGTGATTCGTCCGCAATCCATCGTTTCTGATAGGGAAGCAGAACATCATTTTCATCAAAGGTTTCAGTATTCATTTGCTGTCCTATATATCACGCAACCCACAAACGATAGGCAGATAACAGCAAGCCAAACAGACCTAGAAGAAAACTACCTAATGCCATAAAGAGGCATTTCTTTTTTGCCTCTTTATGGAACTTGATTAAAGCTATCCACCAAATGGACATAAGAAAAAATCCAATGATGACCCAATCGTGCTCTGTCATTACGCGATCCCCAAAATCTGGTTTTTGATGTCTTGCGCGGTGGCCGCAGTGATGCCTGCCTGCTTGACGATTTTCTCTGCCTTCTCGGCGGCTTCGGCGGCGAACGCGGCGCGGATTTCCTTCTCGACCTTCTGGCTGGTCATGGCTGCTTGCTCGATGCGTTGAACAACCAGTGCCAACTGGCCGAGCGCTTTCGGTGAAATCACTTCACCTTCTTCACCTTCGGCGGCTTCCATCATCTTCATTGAGGTTTCGAACGCCATGGTGCGCACGAACTCTTGCAGCAGCTTACCGACATCAGACATCGGCGCTTCACCGAGTTTCGATACCCACACCTCAGCCACTTCACGCGACTGGCGCAAACGCTGGCCCATATTTTCCATGCGCTTGGCGTAGCGGTTAAATCCGGTTCGGCTCAGCTTGGCTTCTTCGCCTAAGCCTGCTTCATCCACCATCTGATTGACGGCTTCAAGGATGTCCTTCTGCGTCATATTGCCGCTGCGGATGAATACATTCAGCGTGGTGCGAATGTCTTCCGGCAGCAGGTCAACTTTGCTTTTGCGGTTACTGGCTACTTGCATGATCACCCCTTAAGCGCGTGGACGCTTTACACCAGGAACCTGAGCTTGGCCCGTCGCGACATCTTCACCACGGCCCGTTAAGCGTGCCACCTGACAACCACCGACATCACGCAACGTGATCAGCCCTTGTTCGTCCAACCAAGCGAGATGATTGCGCACCATGTCGCGGCTGATTTTGTGGCCGTAAGCATCAAGGCACGAATCGATGATGGATTCGTTTGCTTCATATCCGGCCATTTCATGAAGAGAGCGCAGAATAACCAAGCGCTGGTCTTCGGTTAAAAGCTCTTTAAATGACATTTAAACCTCTACTTATCGTCTTTTAAACGTTGCTCTAGTAGCAGTTGAGCCAGATGCTCGACTGGCTGAATTTGCGCGCGGAGTTCTTTCATCTCCCCGCGAGTGTTTGCCATCTCGACAAGTAACTCCGTCACTTGCTGCTGCGTCGGTAAGGTTTCAACCTTTGCTTCCAGTGCATCCACTTTGCGCTCCACCTTTTCCAAGTCTTCGCGTTTGGCGTACGTTTTGGATAGCAAAGCCAATGCAACCATCCCGAAAAAACTCAACGTCGTTACCGCGATTGACCACCATGTTTTGAGGTCAAAATCCATTAATGCTCCTTCCTAGACTGACAACTGACGCAACGAACCACACTTGGCATGGCTTCAATTCTTTTTGGCGGAATCTCGCTGGCGCAATCAATGCAGTAGCGGATCCCGTTCTCGATGTCCGGCGTCTCAACCCGACGGTTTAACTGGTGCGCAATCGCACGATCGCGAAACTCTTGTTCGAGCTGCTGCGCTCTGTCGAACTGGTCTGTCATGAACGCCCCTTAATCGCGCTGCCGATAGCGTTCATCACTTTGTCACCGCTGCCTTTCGGATACTTGGCAAAGCCGTCGATGGTGCGCAGGCCGAGGTAAGCGAAAGCAGGCGTACCGATGGTGAGCGCCATCCATGGATCAGCGCCGCTGGCCGTAGGCACATACGCTTTGATGGCTTCGAAAATAAAGATGTAGGCAATCATTCCCCAGAATGACTGACGCGCCATCAGCGGCCGCGTTTTGCGAATATAAGGGTCTTCGGCTTTATCACCGGCACGAATCGTCTCTTGCGTTTCGTGGTGCTCGGCTTGCTTGTCATTGAGTTCAAGCTCTTGGCGTCGAGTCTTTTGCTTTTCCAGCTCGACCTTAATTTTCTCAAGCTCAACCAACGATTCAGGCGGAAGGTTCTGGAGTTGACGCGTCACCGCTAACTCCTTTTGTTCTTTAGTGGCACCGAACATGGCATCCGCTTTTTCTACGGCGTCGGCTACCTTGTCGGCGGTTTCACTACCGCCAAACATGGATGAGATCCCACGAATGGCCGCAGGGCCATATTCCAATGCGAGCGAGGCTAAGCCTGCAATAACAGTCAGCGACATTGTTGTGCTCTCCGGGTTTTTGAAATCATTTGTTCGACGGCGCTTGGCGCAATGCCCAGATGCAGGCGGATATCGCATTGAGAAACGCCTTTCCAGCCTTGCTCAAAGTAGTGTTGCAACGTGGCATCGTTGGAAAACAGCGGCGGCGTGCGTGGTGCAGGCATGTCGATTTGGTAGGCTTCATGCTCGGCATCGAGGCGCATATCGCGCCCCTTGCTGTGTGCATATTCTGAGTTCTTCTGGCGCTTCATCATTGGCACTCCCAAGCAGCGTTGAGAAGATGAACCAATCGGTTGTGCCAACCTTCGATGAATCGAACCTGATCAGGGTTGTTCTTGATGATGCGTGCGTAGTAGCGAGAGCGGCGCAATACATAACGGGCCGTCAGGTATTCAACATCACAGCCATTTACCGCATTGCGCGTTGCAGGGCCGACAATGCCATCAGCTTTCACGCCTGCAATTTCTTGCAGCATCTTGTTAGCCGATTTAAAGCCGTGTTGAACAGCGCTATCAAACTGGATTAAGGCGATAGGCCCAGCGAAGTCATCACAGTTGGCCGACATCCAGTAGTGCTCGTGATATAGCGCAACAGCATCATCGATGGTCAGCGCTTTGATATCGACATGTGGGAACGCACGTTTACTGATGCCGTATTTGGTTTCGCCGCCCTTGTCAGCGGGGTCGTTAACGTAGCCGCCATCATCGCGCAGGCCACCTTCGACGGTGAGAATGAAGAGTACCGAATGACAAAACTGAGGTGTGTAACCTTCGGTATTAAATGGGAAATCGGAAAACATAAAAGCACAGCCATTCAGACGTTTGTTGAATTGATTGTGCTTTTCGGATGGAAGGGTTTGAGAATCGCTTCGGCAACTGAATCAGAACAGGCTTGGCTGGTTGCGTTTTATCTCGCGTTGTCTCATTCGCGCAATGATACGATAAACTTGAGAATATCCCACGTTGTATTTTTTGATGATTTCATCCACGTTGTTTCCGGTGAAATCATGCCAGATCTGCAAATCACGAATGTGGCGCTTCAGCGCATCACCACGGCCTAAATAAAATTGCATGCCGCCGAAGTTTTGGCAAGTCGCAGAGATGAGCCTGATAGCAATTGATTCATCCGCTCCGGCCTTTTTCAGTTCCTCACGGAAGATATCGTACATCTGCCGAACAGCTTCCGGCCAGCGTTCTGACTCATCGTTTTCCAGTTCGCTGGCGTACTTATCCAGCTCCGACAGTTGGATGTTCTCCACCCCGAACATATCTAAGTTTTCTTCGCGATCACTCATGGCTTCCTCCTGATACAAAAACACCCCGCAGTGGCGAGGTGTTTGTAGTGTAACTGACGTGATCCGCGTGGGGCATGTTTTAGGGTTTGAAGCTTTCCTGAATATCTTTTACGCCTTTACCAGAGAAACAAAGTTTACCAGTATTATCACTTAGGCATACATTGCCATTTTTTACCAATGCCTGAATTATGCTTTCGTTCACACCTGTCTCTTGAGAAAAAATAACAGCTTCATTTTTACCTAAGCACTGAATCTTAAAGTCATAATAACCGCCGACCACAACAAGAGTACCCAATGGCTCTGGAACTCTTTCATCCACATAGCAGGTTTCGTAGGGTACATGGATACCAAATTGCAAACTTCCATCTTTATTCTTTTTGATTAGGCCTTGGGAAGCCTTATAAACAATTTCAGTGGTCGCATAAGCATTTAGTTTTTCGTTGTACGTCCAGTCACCATATTGAGTTGCTGCCATCGCAGAGAACGGGAGCATAAGAGCGATTGCTAAAGCCAGTTTATTTTTCATTTTGGAAGTTCTCCTTGTAATAGGCGGCCAATTTATCATAGCCAACAGGGCCTGTGCACTTGTCGTTCGGTGGAATGCGACCTCCGGCTGCACGAATCGCATCACACATCACGCGGTAGTGCCACTCCTTGAGCGCTTCCAGAACGTATACCGCCTGTTCTGGCTTCGCCCATTCCAGCTTCGCCACACCTGAGCCGCCATTGATTTGGCTGGTCATGCGTTTCACGTAAGCATCCAATGCTTGGTCGCTGCCGTTGCGAACAAAACCCTGTTTGAACATGGTGATCCAAATCGCCAGAATCTTGGGCGCTTCGCTGCTGCGGTAGCGGCGCTGATTGGTTTGCGGCTGGCTTTGTTGGCGCGGAACAAACCCCAGCGATTTCATGCGATCGATAACCATGCTGAGTTTGAAATCAGGCAGGCCGCGCGAACTGCGCTGGCCTGTGACTTCTTCGAGCAAGTTGCGATAAGCTTCATCATCCATCTGAAGTTCGCGCTTGCCGATTTGAACGAGTTTAAGGAGTTTGGACATGGTCGTCTCCTTATTCCTCAACCAGCACAATGCCGTTTTCTTTGTCGATAGCGCCAGTAATTACCTGACCACTTTCAGTGCGAACCAAACCAAACTGCTCCGCGTTTTGAATCGCATCGCGTAAGAGAGCGATGGCCGTGTCTTTGTCCATCGCCCTATGATTTTTATCCAGTAATGCTATCGCCTGAAGTATCTTATCTCTTGTCCACTCATCCGCAGCCTGGCAGATAAACCCAGAGTTTTTGTCTCTAATGATTATTCGACCTGATTTTCTAGGTTCCAGAAATAAAGGCTTAACAGGCTCGCAATCATCTCCAGTCAATTTCTGTTCACACATAACTTCTCCTAAGCCGCCTTGCGTCGGCTGTTTTTGTACTCAAGCTGACAAGCCTTGCACCAGCATTGCAAGCCGTCTGGCTCGGAATGGCTTGGAGCCCAGAAAAGCGTGTCTTGCGGCCAGAACTCCTGACAGTGCGGACACAGCTTTTGTAAGCCCAGCTCCGGATCAATCTCCGCTTTGCCGTTAAGCAGGCGGCGTTGCAATAGTCCTGCTTTCATTAATGGGGTGTATTCACCGAACATAATAAAAACTCCTTGGCTGCTCATCAGTGCCTGGTAACCACACCAGGCAGACAAGCAAGGCGAACCTTGCTTGTTTCGCTTTATGCCTGCCATCCCAGTTCACGCAGCTTGGCTGCAATGGTGCTTTTCTCGCCGAGTGGATCTTGTCCGGCGGCTTGCATTCGTTTGGCTTGTTGGAAATACCAGGCGCTGTCGTCTGGCTTGGCCGTTTCCTGTTTTTCTCCCTTTTCGGATGCCACCTGAACGGTCACGTTGTTCTTCACCGCCAGCGTTTTGTAGACGCTCTTGAGGTAGTTGTGATTCGCCAGTGGCTTCTGCTCTCCGTGCAGCTGTCGCTTCTCGCGCAGCTTGGTGACGCATTCAATCAGCGCGCTTGCCAGCAGGTGATCGGCTTTGTATTCGCTGGTCACTTCTTCAATCAGGCGCAGCGCGCGGCTGTTGGATAAGTCGGACTTCACAGGACGAAACAGGCTGATGTAACTCAGCATCGGGCGAGCAATGAAGTCAGGCAGGTTGGCAACCTTGGCGAGTAGTTCGCGGCCAGCGTCATCGGCGATCAACGCATCGAGATGGATGTTGCTGTGGCAAACAGGGCAGCGCGTGAGTTTCATAGCTGCTCCTCTTTCAGGTTGAGGAAATACGCTTTCGTCAACTGAATGCCATCGAGTTTTTTGAACTGGCGAACCAGAACCGAAGCTTTGGGAAATAACGGGTCTAAGTATTCCGTTCTCTTATACAGATTGGGGAAGTTCTTTTTGGCGTCACGCTTGCCGAAAATCCTTTCAATATCTTTGATTTCCTTTTCTTTGTAGACAGCCATACTTCTCTTTCTCCATACGGCTTTGTGGAAATCCGATATCCCTTCGCGATGGCAATGCTTCCACTCGATAGATCCGTCGATGTACACAGCTAATGCAGTTTGTGATTCCCGTACGCGAACACGCTCGATTGAAAGCTCGCGCCCTTCATACTGAAATGTCATGCTTGCATAACTGCCAGACAGTTCGTCTTCGATCTGCTTCCACATTTCTTTGGTGATTTGTTGGCTCATTCTTCCCATTCCTTTTCGTCGCTGGCGACGGACTTGATTCGTTTCGCTCTGGGGAGCGGCGTGTTGCGCCAGTCCCCGCAGTGTTTATCGGCCCATGCTTCGGCATCGCTTTCGGTGCATCGTCGGTGGGCCATGATGTAGGTGATGAGTGGGTTACGCCGCTTCGCCATCTTGTTCACTCATCATGCCTTCGTACTCTTCACGCACGTTGGAACCTTCACGGTTCATCACGAAATTCAGAGCAGCGATATAGCCATCCTCAAAGGTGCAGTCCGGAAACGCGGTGCCGTCGCTTTCCATCAATGCTTCGGCCATGTTGATTTCACGTTCCAGTGCGCTTTTGGAATGCACGCTGGTGAAGGGGCGGCTCAGTTCAATGCACATGCGGAACTCCTTTCTGTTTGTCGTACACGGTGACGATATGGTTATTCCTCAGCAGGAAGTAAGCGCACTCGCATTCAAGAATGCGCTTAGGTTGCCAACCTCCTTCTTTGCGCGAGATGCGGCGAAGTTGGTTTTTGGTTGGCCTTCTTGCTTTGAGTACCGCACCGATAAGTTCCCAAACACTGCGCCCTGTGCGTTGTTCCCAGCGCTCCATGGCGTGGCGGGTTACTTTTATCTGTCCATAGCGGGTTGGTACTTGCATGACGCCTCCGCTACAGCTTGGCGATATCGAGGGCGATTTGTTTGTACTGCCCATCGCTCTGGCGTTCATACACGCGGATGTAAGGCGTTTTGCCAATCACTCGGATGGAATCGGCAATCGCGTCCATGGCTTCCAGCCAGTCAGGATCGTCGATGTTGAGTTGGCGCAGAGAGAGCACCTGATTCACATCGATGTGACCTTGCTTGTTGACGCGAAACGCCTGATTGACCAGCGCTTTGATTTGGTCGGATGAACCTTCTGACCAGCGGGTGATGCACTCATCAATCTTGGCTTTGGCCGCTTGGATGCGTTCATCGAACACGCGGTGCTCGCCAATCTGGCGAACGACTTTGTATTTGCCATCGAACGACATCAGGGTGACGTTGCCTTTGGTGCCGCCAAACTTGACGTCGAACTCCGCCGAGCTCAGATCAACAAAGTCACTCACTTCGTTCATGGAGCTGGACTTGAACGCCGCGATCGAGGTTTGCAGCTCTTTGGCTCCGGTCACGATGTTCATCACCACTTCGTCGCGCAGCTTGTCGATTTCTTTCACTTGGCTTTCAGGTACCAGGTGACCAAGTGCGTTGCGGCGATAGCCTTCTTGTTGGGTTGGGTTAGTCATTGTTTCACCTATTTTTTAGTAAGTTCGTTAATCCAAGTTTTACGAACTTCTTGGATTTGTTTTTGTAGTTCGTCCTGCGCCAGTTGAAACTTCGGACAGGCCTTATTCATGTGTGCTTTCAGACCGTCCATGTGCTCCTTGAAAGCTTCATCCTTGGCGAAAACGTTCTTCATCAAATCGTTTAGGACGAAAACATCAGCAATCAGTCGGATGCCTTTTTTCTCAGCGGCGGTTAGCTTTGCCATTGTGTGGTTCCTAAGTTCTGGTTCATGGTTCGTTGTTTTAGTTGTTCGGAGACAATTTGAAACGCTTGCGGTAAATCTCTGTCCGTCCAGCGAACCAAGCAGCCACTGAGCCTTGCGACGTGAACGGTGATAAGTTCGCCATTCACTCGTTCTCGGATCTCGAACGATTTTGTTAGTAGCCAAATTGGTGGAAACTCAATGGTGATCACGGGTAGTCGGCAGAGTGAGCATGCCAGCACATTGGTACCTTCTCGCTCTAATCGCTCCAGTGCGTTGTTAAGCGCACGACGACGCTCTGTTGGGTTCATCATGGTTATGCCCTCATTCCTAATGCGAGTTTCCAGTGACCATCCAAAAGGTCTGGATGGCGGATTCCTTCCTGTATTGCCTGCTTGCGAGCTTGTTCTGTTCGCTTGCCAGATTCGTTGCGTTTGCGCGGGTACATCTTTTGTGCTCCAGCTTCGATCGCTTCTTCCAACGTCATCCCGCTCGACACTCGGTAGTTCAGCGTTCCGTAAGGAATACCGACCAGCTCAGCGATGTTCTTCATCCCCTTAACGCCTTGGTACTCGTGTTTCAATTGCTTGCCATACTGAGGCTCACAAGTGACCGCTTCCTCAATCGTCATACCCATTTTGTTGACGCGGGTAGACAGCGTTGGTTTTGGGATCCCAAAGTGTTTTGAGATTGCATTAAGTCCGTGGACTCCTTGATATGAGTAGATGCATTCGGCCATGTCACACCTCATTCACTTTTCATCGGCAAAGGTTGGTAATCACAACAATGCGTGATGTTTTCGTCCCACCAGTGACCATTCGAATCACATAGAAACTCATCCAATTCAGAGTCATCAGGTCGCGCAACAACATTGACTTTTTGAGCAATTAAAGTGGTCTTTCCTACGATGACTTGTTCGACTTGCTCATCCCATGTTTCATCAAGGAAATAACGGATCTCAGATACTGCTTGCTCCTTTGCTTCAACCTCTGTTGCAAAGTATTGAAATTCCTCTCCGTTGTAGCAGAACCAAGGTTTTTCAAATGTTGGATAATTTTGCGATTTACTCATCTCACACCTCACTCATTCGCTTCGAGTTCATTAAACGCTTTGCGCAGCAGCTGCTCGGTAATCGGCTTGTTTTGCGCGTACATGGCAGAGAGCTTGAGCGTTTTCGACAGCAGGCGCAGGCCTCCCGGACGCTCGCTAATTTGTTGCATTAGGCTTCGTTCGTTAGCTCCGTTCACGTTCCAGGCATCAGCAATGGCGCGCACATCTGCTTGCTTGGTTTTGTGAATGCCGCGTTTCTTCGCGATGCGTGAAAACAGTTGCGCGAAGTCTTCGGTACGCACGCCGCCTGTCATTTTTGCGTAGGTCTTTTTGTTGCCAGATAACACCATCGGGATACTGGTTTCTTCTTGAATGATTCGAAGCTCTTCTAGAGTTTCAAAGCTAAGATGCTGAGCCTCATCGATAATGATGATTCCTTCGGTTCTATGGATCTTGTTGATGATTGCGCGAGATAGGTCATCCTTACGTTTGGTTGGGTTAAGAATTCCCATCTCTAAGGCAAGTCCATAAAGGAACGCAGTGATTGACGATCGGCTAGGTGAAGCGAATATCATCCATACGTTGTTGTTATTAGCGCGGTAGTGCTTGAGCGCTTGTGTTTTACCTACACCTGGTGAGCCGTAGATAACCACGATGCCGTCTTCCGCGACTGCGTGTGCAAACGTGATATCGGTAATGATTTGCTCTGCGGTTTTTGTCATCACAAAGCCTGGGTTGATGTTTGGCGTTGCCAGACGGTCATCGCGCAGGCGCAGCCACTTTTTCAACTTCTCGATCACAGCGCTTGGATCCGCCGCGTATTTCCCTTTCAGAACCTGACTGAGTGTTGCCGATGACACGCTGATTTCTTTAGCAAGCTGAGAGGCGGTGATGGTCTTTGATTCCAGCACGCTGTTCACTTGCATCAGTACGTCGGTTTGGTTGGTTTCTGCCTTCGATAAGGCCACTACGTTTTCCATGTTTAGTCCTCGTTTAAATCGGGTTTAAAGGCGGTTTTTCTTGCGCTGTTCCATTAGCGAACTGACGCTGTTGGCAAAAGCGGTTTCGTATTCATCTTCGGTTTCTTCTTGGTGCTGAACCTTGGCAGCGGTGTTTCCAATCGCCACTGGTCGGAATGGCTCCACGACTTTCGCAGCAGGGATCACTTCTTCCTCCGGCGGCGGCAGCATGGCCGCAGCTTCGATGACGCTCATGCCGCGTTGCGCTTCGGCTGCTTGCTTGTTCGCTTTGGTGAACTGCGTGCGTTTGCGTTTGTGCTCACGGGCGGCTTGGGTATCCCCGAATCCGACTTTGTCCTGACACTCGGCGGTGCAGATGTACACGCCATTCAGGGTGTAAACCTCGACCGATTCATGCAGTTTCAACGGGTCGAAACGTGCGACTAATTTCTGCCCGATGTAATTCATCATGACGTCGTTGAAATAGCGGTTCTTACGTCCGGCCAGTGAGCCGCCAGCATCGAGAACGATGGTGCCGTGACGCGATACTCGACAGGCTTCCGCTTGCAGCATCATCACTTTGATTTGCTCGCGGGTGGCTTTACGGATAGGCGCGCTTTCATAGCTGGCTTTGAATGCTTCGCTAAAGCTCATGAATCCGCGACAGGCTTCCGTCTGACGGTTCTTGCGGTTGTTGTACATCTCGACACCCGCTGCGATGGCTTGCAGGAACACTTCGGCATCAATCGCTTTTGAGCCGTAGTTATCCGGTTTCGCCATTGGGTTCGGGCCTGTGTAGGCACCAGCCAATGACGGGTGTTTGTCGATGTATTCATCAAGGCCACCCACACCAAAGGCACGTTCGACAGGTTTTGCCTGACCATGACCTTTGCCAAGGATGACGCTCGACCAGTGCAGCTTGATACCAAGCATCGGGATGATGCCGAGTGGGTCATCGGGTTTTACTTTGAAGCGGTAACGGTTAGGTACGCCGCCCGTCATCCATTTGTTTGCCGCTGCGCGGGTGTTATCGATGGTGATTTCTTTTGGCACGCCGTAGCGTTCGATCACGTCCATCAATGACAAACGAATGCTGTCGGTGTTTTCACTCAGGTCACAACGCCAGCCCACAATCATGCGGGTGCGGATGTCCTGCCAGAACCATGTTTTCGGGCGCACAATTTCACCGTTGAACCACTTCACAAACACGTTGTGTTGGTAGCCATCGCCGTTAATCCATTCCATTGCGTGAATGTCGGCCACGGTGCGTTCTTGCGGCGGGAACATTTGCATCAGCGCATGTTCGCCTTCGCGCAGTAGTACGCGCTGCTGCACAGGAACTTCCGCTTCAAGGCGGCGGGTCAGGCTTTTCAGGCTTGGGATTGTCCAGCCTTTCGTAACGGCCACGCGTTCCAAGCGTTCATAGCACTTGGCATACGTTGGCTGCTCTTCACGCAGGTAATCCGCTTTGAAGTATTCCCACGCTTCTGGAGATACGTCGGCAAAGCTGTTCTTCTTGTGCACCTGTGCTGATTCGAAGTGCTTCGGAAGCAAGGCGGGAGCCCAGTCAACCTCGTCGATGTCTTTCACTTTGGCGCAGTTGCGACGCAAGGTGGAAAGTGCAACACCGTACTCTTCACACACAGAGGCATAGGCATCGGTTTTCTTGATGCCATTGGCTACCAGAGCATTAACAGCTTGAACGGTGCGCAGCGCTTGCTGTGCTTTTTCTTGGGCCTTGGTGTTGGAGTTGCTCCAACATGACCAAAGTGCTTCACGGCAGTAGGATTTCGTTGCCTTTGACTTTGGTTGTTTCTCGACTTTGTCGGCCAAATTGACTGTGTTCTTTTTGATGATTGCTGTTTGTGTAACTGCGGGTAGCAAACTGATGTGATATTCAGTCGCTTTACTTCCTTCGCGTTTGCGTGCTTTTTCCGGCAGTTCCTCAGCAAGTTTCTTCAGGAGATCCCTGATTCTTCTCACCGATGTAGGCAGACCGGAAACGCCTTCCAATTCGCTTGCTATTAGCCACATAGTCATGACCTCAGCTTGCGTTTTGTAGTGAACGGTATCGGCTAGGCCACAGCTCTTCAGGCTTCATATCGATCGCGTCTGCGATGATGCGTTCACCTTTAGGCCATGGAGAGCGCAGTGCATTGGCAAGAGTGTTCTCACCCAAACCTGCATCTCGTGATAGTTGACGTACGGACAAGCCGCGTTTTTTTAGAGCGGCAACGATATCTGCACGATGCCAATCGCTTCCATCTTGAAAACAATTCTGAGAGACTGTCTTGTTATTCACCTTAGTTACTCCTTAGCGTTGCTCCGCTTAGTAACTACAGTATTGATCTAAGGGACACTAAAGGTCAATACAAAGGGACGCTAATTTTCTTTTGATGTCCCTTTCCTTAAATTCGAACAGGTTTTAAATTCATGAATAAAGACATTGAAAACAAAGACATAGAAGAAAAGGACGCCAAAGGCGGAGAAAAGGAAAAAGTGTCTTTTTGTGACGATGGTCAAGGGACGCTTTGGTACATAGCAAGTGAAGTGGCAGGGCTGCCACAAATGCCAACTTCAACGCGCCGTGCAAGAGATGAACTAGAAAGACTTCTGAATGGCCGAGAACATTTGAAACGTAAGAGGGTTGGAACGAAAGGATTTGAGTATCACATCAGCGTACTCCCTTATGACACACAACGTAGCTTGAAAGGCAATGATGACTTTCAAGTCAGTGAACCAGCTCCGCCAAGGCTCTCTTATGATCTTTATAGAGACTTCACCGAAGAGTTTGCGATGATACCGGGCTATCGTATCCAGGTATCGGCAGGCCATGGCTCACTGGTACCTGAACACCTTGAGCCAACCAGGCATCTAGCTTTCAGGCGTAAGTGGTTGAAATACAGAGGCTTCAAAGAACATGACCTAGCGATCGTTTGGGCAAAAGGCGACAGCATGGAACCAACGATTCACAATAACGATACGTTGGTGGTGAACATGGCAAGGAACAAACCACAGGACGGCCACATCTATATCTTTAGAAACGGTGATGAGCTGTTCGTTAAGCGTTATCAGAGCATGCTAGGTACCTGGCGCTTAATCAGCGACAACAGTTTATACAGCGTGCTGGACATTCCGAAGGAAGAGCAGCACCAGTTTGAAGTCGTCGGCCAGGTGGTACACATCGCGAAGGATATCGGCGACTGATTTAAAAATTTAAAAACGGTTTAAACAGGATTTATCAGCAACGCGCTTGTGCTCATTTTGATAGTCCGAAATGCAGTTTAAAAACAGGAATGCTCAAAACGTAAGAGAACAGCCGAAAGGCCAAAAATCAGAACGGGGTTTGAAACCATAAGCCTCAAACCCCGCGCCGTTCCTAGATCTTCTCTCAATTTGGATCCCATCTGATCCCAAAATTTCCCGCCAAATCCCTAATCTTTCTTTTTGTTCATTTATCTAGTCTCTATACAGCGGTGACATCCTGACCACATTCA